CGAGCGCGACTTCCCGAAAGTATGAGCGCCGAGTCCGAACTGAATGCCGCGCTACTGGCGGCAAGCGCTGTCACGTCCATCGTCGGCGCCGGCAATGCCGCGCGCATCTTCCCCGAGCTCGTGCCGCTGGACAACACGACGCCCGCGATCGCCTACAGCCGCACGGGCACCGAGTACACGACGACGATTCACAGCACGGCGCCGGTCTGCGAGGACGTGACGCTCGATCTCTGGTGCATGGCCGCCACCAAGGCCGCCGCTGATGCGCTGGCCGATGTCGTGATTCCCGTGATCGGCGCAGCGGGCTTTCGGCTGGTCGCACGCGCCTCCGTGATGCCGGACCCCGAGCGCGATCTGATCGCGACGGCGCTCACCGTCACCAAGTTTCGAAACCTCTAGCCCCGCTTTTTCTTCGAACCCCACCCCGCTTCGGCGGGGTTTTTGTTTTTCAGGAGCCGATATGGCCAACGTCTCTCTCTGGTCGAACGTGCAGGTTGCCATCGAATCGGCGCTCGGATCGCCGCAGGTGATCGACAACATCAGCAAAGCCTCGCCGGGCGTCGTGACCTATCAGGGCGCGGACCCGACCAACGGCGACTACGTGAAGATCCTGTGCACCGGCATGACCGAGCTGAACGGCCGGGTCGTGCGCGTGTCGAACGTCAACGCGGGCGCGAACACCTTCGAGCTGGAAGGCATCAGCACGGTTGGATTCGGCACGTTCTCGGCCGGCACGATGGCGCCGATCACATTTGGCACGACGATGACGACTGCCACGGGCCTGTCGGCGTCGGGCGGCGACTTCAGCTTCGTCGATACCACCACCATTCACGACACGATTGCATCGCAGATCCCGGGTGTTGCACAGCCGGCGGTCTATACGTTCGAGTCGTTCTGGGACGTGGCCGATGCAGCGCTCATTGCGCTGAAGGCGGCAAGCGACGCGAAGGCGCAGAAGTGCGTGCGGTTTGCCTTCGCGAACGGGCAGAAGGTCGCGTTCGTCGGCTACGTCGGCGCATCATTGCTGCCGGTTGGCAATGCGCAGGACAAGGTCACGACGTCGGTTGCGATCACCATGTTCGGCAAGCCGACGGTGTTTGCTTCGTGAGCACGATCTTCAAGCGCGGGGACATCCCCGAGCCGACGCCTCCCGAGGAGGTCGTTGAGATCACAGGCGGCGCACTCATCGTGCGGGCGCTGCCGTTCTCCGAGCGCTTCGGTCTGGCGGATGAAGCAGACGGCAAGCCGCGCGGCTGGCGCGTCCTGCAGATCCTCGCGCGCTGCGTGCTCTACGACGACCGCACGCCGGTCTTCGATGCGCAGCAGTGGGAGATGTTCGCCACGCGCAATCGTGACGACGCGACGCGACTGCTGGAGGCTGCTCTGCGGTTGTCGGGCTTCGGTGAACCCGAAAAAAACGGCTGACGCCCGAGATGCAGTGCGCGATGGACTTGTGCCTCGCCATCGGTTGCACCTTGGGCGAGTTGCCGTCGCGCATGACGTCGCAGGAGTTCGGGCTGTGGTTTCACCGCTGGCAGACCGAGCCGTGGGGCGATCGGCGGGCGGACGTTCACGTCGGGCTGCTGCGGTCGACGATCGCGCAGTGGTCGGGCCGCACGCTGAAGGAGGGCGCGCACCTCTCGCTCGATGCGTTCATCCCGTTCCGGGCCCGCACCGAACCTGAGCTTCCCGAGGTCGACCCGATGACGCACTTCCGCGCGCTGGGAGGCTGACGTGCCGGCAGTTCTCATAGATATAGAAAGTCGATTCGCCCAGGCGCTGGACGGCCTCGATCGCGTCGCGAAAGCGGGCGAACAGACCGGGCGCCGCCTCGATGCGGCGTTCTCGACCGCGAAAGCGGGCATCGCCGGGCTTGTCGGCGCGCTATCCGTCGACGCACTCGTCAGCAAGTTCAAGAACGTCGTCGATGGCATGGATGCCCTGAACGATGCATCCGACAAGACGGGCGCATCGGTCGAAGACCTGTCGTCGCTGCTGAACACGCTCAAGCCCTATGGCGCGAGCCTGGAGAACATCACCACCGCGACGGGGCAACTCGCCAAGGCGATGGATGCTGCGGGAGATAGCGGCTCCAAACAGGCCGAGGCGTTCAAGGCGCTGAACATCTCGACGAAGGATGCTCGCGGCAATCTGCGCGGCACAACCGATGTACTGGGCGACATTGCGCGCGCGTTCGATGGCTACGCCGACGGCACGAACAAGACGGTGCTCGCGCAGGTGCTGCTGGGCAAGTCCGGCGCCGAGCTGCTGCCGATGCTGAAGGACTTGGCCGGCGCCGAGAAGCAGTCGGCGTCGGTGACGTCAGAGGCCGCCGCGCAGGCGGAGAAGTTCAACGTCGAACTCGCTCGATTGGCGTTGGAGTCAGAAAAGCTCTGGCAGAGCCTCGCGTCCAAGCTGGTGCCGCAGATCACCAACATGATCGAGCAGTTCAACAAGGGCAAGGAAGCGGCCGGCGGGTTCTGGTCGGCACTCGGGCGGTACGGCCTGAGCATGCCCGGCGATCCGTCCGCCAAGATCTCCGAGACGCTGAAGAAGCTGCAGGGGCTGGAGAAGGATCTGGCGCGGCAGGACAACCCGGAGTCGGGGGGCTTCTTCGGGCGGGGCGCGCGGACGGCGGCCGAGAATCGCAAGAGGCAGATCCAGGCCGACATCGATCAGGCGCGCAAGGATCTTGAGTACTACCAACTGCTGTTCCGCCAGCAGATGGGAGACAGCAAGAACCCGTTCGATCCGGAACGAGCAAAGCCCTCGGCGCCGGGGGTTAGCGGGGGCAACACCGATGCAGCCGCCAAACGGCTCACCGACGGCGAGCGCTACCTGCGCAACCTGCAGGACCAGATCAGCCGCACCAGCGAGCTGACCGAGGTCGAGAAGCTGCTCGCGGACATCCAGGCAGGCCGCATCAAGTTCGATACCGAGCAGCAGAACAAGGCGGCGATGGCGGCTGCGCGCGTGCTCGACATCAACAAGCAGGAAGCGGAGATCACGAAGGCTGTCGCGCGCGAGAAAGACGAGGCGGCGCGTGCCGAGAACGAAGAGATGGATCGCTTTGTGCGCTCGGCCGAGCAGCGCAACGAGCAGATGGAGCGGCTTGCGCAGCAGTACGGTGATCTGGCCGACCCTGCGGCGAAGTACCGCCGGCAACTCGAAGAGATCAACGAACTGCAACGCCGCGGCGACCTGAAGGCGGGCATCGCGGATCTGGCCTCCATCCAGGTCATGAAGCAGATGAATGCCGCGCTTGATGACGGCACCGACAAGCTCGAGAAGCAGATCGATCTGGCGAAGGACTTCGGCGTAACGATGAAGTCGGCCTTCGAGGACGCGATTTTCTCCGGCAAGCGGTTGGGCGACATCCTCAACTCGCTGATCCAGGACTTTCTGAAGCTCGTCTTGCGAAAGAACGTCACCGAGCCGCTGTTCGGTTCGCTGATGAGTGCGGCGGGCTCGTTGTTCGGGGACGGAAGCGCGGCGGCCCGCACCACTGATCTGCAGAACATGGCGGGCGCCGAACTGACCGAACTGTCGAAGATGTCAGGCGGCCCGTCCATTGTCCAGTACATCACGAACCAGGGCGGCGCCAGTCCAGCCGAAATGGCGCAGTTCGGCGAGAACATCAAGAACGCGACGCTGAAGGCCGTCGCTGAGCGCGAACGCCGATGAGCACGTACACCTGGCCGACCAGTGCGCCGTTTCAGGCCGCGCGGTTCGAGTGGAGCTACGAGGCCAACGTCTTCCCGGCCACGGCCCCCTTGGGCGGCGATGTGCAGGTCGCTGCGATCCCGGGCGACCGCTTCAGTGGCCGCTTGACGATCCGCGCCGCGACGGCTGTTGACCATGCCGACGTGGAGGGCTTCTTCGCCGCCGTGCGGACCTCGAAGACCCTGAGCGTGCATCGCATCGCGATGCCGTTCCTGCCGCGGCCCGAGCCGCTGGGGACGCTGCGCGGCGCGCCGCAGGTTGCCGGCTCGCACAACGCGCTGGCGACGCAAGTGACGATCACCGGAACCAACGGCCAGACGATCCGGCGCGGCGACCTGCTGGGCTTTCCGAATCAGACCGTGATGATCACCGCCGATGCGGTCGTGAGCGGTGGCGGCATGACGCTCAGCTTCTCGCCGCCGCTGCGCTATGCCCTGTCCAATGGGCAGACCGTGACCTGGAATCGGCCGCCGATCGTCTGGGCGGTCGTCGGTGCGCCGACCTGGAGCTACATCCCTGGCCAGAACGCCGAGGAATGCGTGGTCGAGCTGGTGGAGGTCTGGGGCTGATGCGCACGCTTACTACCGACCAGCAGACCGCGATCGACGATTCGGTCGTGCACATGGTGTGGCTGATCCGGCTGGACTTCGACGATCCGGTCTACCTGAACACCAGCTCGGTCACCATACCCTACGACAGCCACAATTGGCTGGCCGGCCAGGTGATCGGGATCGAGCCGATCAAGGAGACCGACTCGGGCGAGGCAACCGGCTTCACGCTGTCGCTGGCCACGAACTCCGAAGCGCTGATCGCGCGCGCCCTGATCGAACGCACGACGAACCGTCCGTGCTACGTGTGGATGGCGCTGATCAACTCGACTACCGGCCAGATCATCGACACGCCGGTGCTGGTGGAGCAGGGGCTGTGCGATCAGCCGACGATCAGCGAAGACAAGGGGTCAGCGGTCGTTGCGATCTCGATCGAGACCGAGATGGCCGACTTCGCTCGGCCCAAGGTCTTCCGGTACACGAACTCCGATCAGCAGCAGCGGTACTCAGGTGACCGGATCTTCGAATACACGGGGCAGATGGCGGAGAGATCCGCCGCATTCCCCTCGCGCGAGTTTTTGCTCGGCTGATCCATGCGACATCAAGATTGGCCCGCACGACTCGCAAGATTCGTGGCGGCGGCCCGCGCGCGTCCGTTCGAGTGGTCCAGTCAGGATTGCGCGACATTCGCGCGCGACTGGATCGAAGAGTGCACCGGCGAACACGTGTTCGATGCGCCGTACTCCGACGCACTGACAGCTGCACGATACATCGAGGCGCAAGGCGGGATGCTTGCTGCTGCCACGGCAGTGCTCGGCGAGCCGGTGCCGAATCCCATGGCCGCCCGCAGAGGCGATGTAGCGCTGGTGCAGAACGCCGGTCGCGAGGTGCTGGGCGTCGTGGTGGGTGAGCACGTCGCCGCCCCGGGTGGCGATGGGGTGCTGATGGTGCCGCGCACCGCAATGGTCGCGGCCTGGAGCATCTGATGGCCGAGACGATCGCTGCCGCGCTTGTGCAGGCCGGCTGGGTCGGCGCGACCGCCGCCGGGGTCAAGGCCGCTTTCACCTATGCGGCGTACGCCTACGCCGCCTACTCGATGTACGACGGCCAGAAGCAGGCTCGTCGTCAGCGGGACGCGGCCCGAGCATCGATCACCGACCGACTTGTCACGACGCGGTCGAGTGCTGCGTCCGCGCGCATTGTCTACGGACGCACGCGCGTTGCAGGCGACACGATCGCCTACATCGTGAACCACGGCGCGCTGCGCGAGTACGTGACGATCGTGATCCCGCTCGCGCCGCACGAGATCGATGCGATCGAAGACGTCTGGTTCAACGACGAATCGATTGGCGCGCTGGATGGCGATGGGTACGTCACCGGCGGGAAGTACTTCAAGATCGCCGAGCGGGTCGATGCGGATCTCGTCCTCGGCGGCGCGATCGGCACAACGGTAACGCTGAGTCACGCACCCACGCAGATCCAGTCGGCGTTCGATGCGGATCCAGTGTTCTCGTTCGCCGATGAGCCGCTGTACCAAGCGATCGGCGAGGGGATCCATTTCAGCATCTCAGGCACGACGCTGACCTGGTTGACGAACGAGACCGGCCGGCGTTTCACCATCACCTACCGGTGGAACGCCGGCGCGACCCTGGTGCGGGTCAAGAAGTTCCTCGGCATCGCCGCCGGCGAGCGCGACCTCGACCTCGAGGCGAACTCCGGCGGTGAGTGGACCTCCGCGCACCTGGGCAAGGGTATCGCCCGCCTTCACGTCACGCTCAGGTACGACAACGACGTCTTCGGCACGATCGGCATCCCGAATATCACAGCGATCGTCCGCGGCAAAAAGGTCTACAACTGGATCGCCGGCACCACGGCGTGGAGCGACAACGCGCTGCTGTGCACGGTCGATTACCTGCGCAGCGCACTCGGCTTCAACATCGCCGCCGACCGCTTCAGCGTGACGAACCTGCAGGCCGCGCAGTCTGCGTGCGACGAGGGCGTGCCGTCGTGGGAAGCGGACATCGTGGCGGGCGACGACACGGTGCGCATCCGCGGGCCGCGCCTGTCCGCGGGGCAGCCGGTGTCGTTCTTCGGCGTGACCGCCGGCCTGACCTCGGGCACGACGTACTACATCCGCTCGGTCGTGTCGTGGGGCCCGGAGATTGGCGTCTACACGCTCTCGGCG